CCAGAACTTAAAAAATCAGCATCACATTCTTGAGCTGCCTTACTTGGTCCTAATATTTTATTTTGTTCATCTCTCCAACTCTGGTCTCTTTCAGGATGTTGTGTCCAATGAAGTTTAATAGTATTAAATTTATTTACTTCTTCTTCAGCATCCATCCAAGTTTTATGAAACCAATTACCCACACCGTTAGGTGTAGAAATAGCAACACAACGACCACCAGTAGCAAGAGTCTGTTGAGCAGCAGTCCATATCGTATCAATCTTATCAATGAAAGCAGCCTCATCTAATATTAGTAGTGATAGAGCTTCTGAACGACCAGCAGATTCATTAGAAGCAATAGCTTTTATCTGTGAACCATTCTTAAAAATAAGTGAAAGTTTGTTATTCTCAACTATAGCAGTTTTCAACCATTGTGGTAATCCCTCATACATAATACGAACTTTTGTTACCAAGTTCTTTGCCGTATCTTTTGCTGTAGCAATACAAAGAACGTTCTTATCATTATGAAACAACATCAACCAAAGTGAATAAGCAGCGGTTAGGGTAGATATACCTAACTGACGAGATTTTAATACGACATTATAATCATGTTTTTCATACTCATCTAATACATCATACTGATAAGGATAAAGTTTAAATTTTATCTTACCTCTCTGTGGATGTTGTATTACACAAAACTCATTAATAAAGTATGAAGGATCTTTAGCACACTTTAAATAATTTTGTTTTATTGCTTGTTTTAAATTACTCATATTTTACTTTGACCTTGTTCATGATTAGCAAGAGCGTTTGCTACTGTCTTATCAAAAGAACTTTTAGTACCTTTTAAATCTTTCATTTCTGCTTCATATTCAGCAAGAACTGCTTCCCATCTTTTTTCTTCTTGTTCTTTTACCCAATCTTCCCATTTACCTTCAGCTTTTAAATCCACTTCAAAATTTAACTGACAATGAAAACATTTTTGCATTCTATTATAAGTGTCTTGATCTATTTTCTTAAGAATTAATTTTTTACAATCTTTACATTCATCAAATCCTCTTGGTGGAACTTTAGTAATTTGTTTTCTTTTACCATTTTCTATTTTCCAACTACGACCATTAGCTTCTGTCCACTCTTCGCCTTCTTTTCTCATACTAACACTTTTTGGTGTGTAACCAACACCAGGAGTTCGTTTACCACCAACTCCAGCTATTAACTTTTTTACTTTTTCTATATTCTTACCCATATTGTAACCCTATATTTGATCTATTTTACCTTCTCTCTCATTAAACCACTTTCTAAATTTTGCTGGTGTTCCAATAGTTATCTTATTTTTAGGAACATACTTCAACATATCTATTTGCCAGCTACCAGGATCTCCATTTGGATGTTCCCAATAAGGTGAGTTAGTTACCCTTGACATTACGAAAGCATCTATAATTTTTGTATTGTAAATAAGTATCTCATTCCACCACGCAGATGGTTTGTTTTCTATAGACCTAAGGCGTTTTTTAAATATGTCTTTATTTTTTTGTACATATTTGTTTTGCCAGTCAAACCATGATTTTATAAATTTGTTTACTACAGGACCAGATAGTTTCTTTACCATCTTTTCCTTTTTATCGTATGGCATAGAAACATCATCTTTCATCCATTGGTCATTAAGGTCATCTTCTATTTTTGCCAACTCATTTTTCATATTATAAATCTTTTTCTCCCAACCAGCAGCTTTCCAAGCTTTATTCCATACTCCCCTATCACCTGTAATGTAATGTCCTTCCATCCATCTACGGCCTGTCTTATCAGGTATAGTATCAAAGTCCATGTATCTTGATGCTAAAAAAGTACCTTGTACATAAAATACAATACCACCACCTTTAGTCTGAATACCTTTACCTTTTGCTAATGGTGAATCGAAATTAGCACGAGTGAATGTAGATATAGATTTTTTCTTACCAAGTATATTTTTTACTGTTTTTAAATGGTCTGGTGATGTAACATGAAATGAACTTATAGGTTGTTTACCAAACATCGATTCTATCTGTTTAGGATAAAGAGCTATAGAGTCTCCTCGATATATCATCTGCATTGTTGTTCTTGTGTGAGCTGGATACCAAAGGGTTTTACCCTTATGAGTTAACCAATCTTCTGTTATTAAATCTCTTAATTTTATCATTAGAAGAACATCAAACCTGTTATTTGATTTATAGGAGCAAAAGCACCTGTAAATTTATAAATGTTTCCATTATACTTAAACACTAATCCTTCGGTTGGAACAATAGCATCAAATCCACCAATAGCATTTAATCTATCTAATTGTATTTTTAATCTATTTAATTTTTTTAAATCACCACCACTTCTAACATCGGATATAGCAGACTTAAGTTTCTTTCTCATATTCTGTACTGACTTTGCTGGATTAACAGCTAACCACCCATCCATATTTTTCATTATTTCAGCACCGACCTCAAAGAATAATTCTTCAAATGGTTTCATATTATCTTTTACCATTCTAGCATGGTCTAACTTATCTGTGGTTAAAGCCCAATTTAAAAACTTATCGTTTTTTATTGTTGCTTTCATATCTCTTACTGAATATGATTTATCAAAAAAAGCCCATCTCATCGTAAGTCTCTTAAGAACATTTGCTGGTATTTTATACTTAAATTGTTTTGCAGCATTAAAGATGTATTCTTCCCAAAATCTCTGATGATATAATCCAAGTGTATCGTTATCTTTAAGAGCAAACTGATTCTGTAGTTTAGACAAACGACCATGAAACTTTTTTTTCATTTTACCAAAGTCTTGATGTTTAGGTACTTTAACAAAGTTAGGTTTGGAAATCTTATAGTGTTTTTGTATGTGCTGATTAACTTGTTTTATCATACCTTGTAATATCCTAGCACTATCTTTTGCTTGTCCAATTGGTCTACCACTATCATCATATTCCATTGCTCCATGAAAAAGTAATTCTGTAATATCATAATTAACAACATTTTCACTAGCAGGCCACATGACTTCTAAACTCATGAATTTACTACCATTACCAAAAACTTTATCTTGTTGTTTTTTAGAAAGAGCACCAACTGCTTTTGACAAATCCCTCATCGCATATACAAAAGCATCTCTAATATCACCTCTACCTTTAAATTTACTTTCTACATCTTTTATACTCAATGCAGTTTTACCTTTATTTTTAAGATGTCCTTTATTACGAGCGGCGATAAGTTTACCATCTTTGTAACTTATCATTAAATTTTGACCATCTGTTTTTTCTGTAACATTATCTTCTCGGTCAAGGTTTCCACTCAATCCTAATTCAATAATCTTTTTTAAATCCTTAAAGGTTAATTCTTTATCATCAAACGGATGATTCATATGTCCATAAGCTCCGCCCATTAATAATAACTCCTTACCATTTCTTTTTAAATCACTTGTTAGTGAATAAACTTCTTTTACTATTTCCAACTCATCATGTTGGTCATCACCATCTCTTTTTTCTGTGTTTTCTGGTTCCTCATCATCCATCTGTTTTGCTGTTTTGGGACTATCTTTAACTACTAATCCTCTTTCTTTAGCCATGTTATCTACATACTCATAATCTTGATTTTTTAAAATCATATCAATATGGTCTAACCATTTATTCCAAAGTTCAGTACCAACATAATCCGTTAAGTTCTGAGCACTTGGTTGATTAATACCAGCAGGACCAAACGAAACATTATCTACAGGACCATTTGGATACTGAGTATCCTTATAGTAAGAAACATCTTGACTATTGTAGTTATCAACATTAACTAACAAATCAGATAATTCCCATCCTAATCTACCAGCCTCAATATCAGCTCTATTTGTATAAGAACTTAAACTTGAGAACATGGAAGGACCATCATCTGTTTCTACAGAACCAACTGCACTATTCTCAAATATATGAACAAAAAACTCAAAGAGCTTTTTGAACTTATTTGTCATCATAATATACAAACCTTTATCGTAGTATCCAAATGTTTTTTTAAAAAACTTTACTTTTTCTTTATCACTTACTTTTGGACTACCTAACATTTCTCTTGTCTTTGTACCACTTATATTTCCAAATTGTGGAGCAGTAACAAAGTATCCATGTTCTTCATACCCTTTAATATCACCTTTACTCTTTTTATAATCTTGATAGTAAGTCTTACCACCATCTTTCTTTGTGCCACCCTTTAATCTACCAGCATCTTTCTGACCAAAAGCATAAACTACTGCTGTTGTTTCAGGATTAAACTTCT